CGATTGGACTGAACGTCGCATAGTTCAGCGTCGGCGTGTCCGTCATCTGGTCGAACGTCACGCCGCTCGTCACCGAGATGCCGCTTGGAGTCCAGTTGTTGCCGTTGCCGCTGCTGTCTTTTCCAATGGCTGCTGCGGTGGCGGCGGAAGCATCGGCAAATTTCAAATAGTAGCCGTTGGTTCCGTAGGCACTAGAGTATTTCTTCGGCACCCACACGCCCGTTGCGCTGTCGGTCTGGCCAAAGCTGGAGGGCGTCAGGGCTTGGCCGTCGATGAAGTTTACTTCGGCCATGTGGCCGTCGAAGAACGTCGGCCCGCCGCTGACGTCGCGGCCGAGGCTGTGCAGGGCGGCTTGGTTGATGCCGAGGTCTGCGTTGAGCGCCGGGTTGTTGCTCGTGCCAAACGAAGTGATCTGCGTGCCGTTGACGTAGATTTTCACACGATCAGCGGCGGTCGCCTGCGTCGTGTCGAGCGCGACGACGAGGTGATACCAAGCCGCCGGATCGCGAAAGACTGCGGTCGATGTGCGCCAAATGGTCGAGTATCCACTCACTTGCAGTTGGTTCGACGACGAGAACGCGATCACGGTGTAGGTCGCGTCCGTCGTGCCAGCGCGGTTTGCCACGAACAAGTTCATCTGCAACGCGCCGCCGAGCGTCCCGCGCTTCACCCACGCCGACCATGTCCATGTTTTGCGATTTCCTGCACTAGCCGGAGTGCGTTCCAAGTACGCGCTGTTGCTTGCGCGGAAGCGCAGCGAATTCGGGATCTCGTAGCCAGTAGCTCCGGAAGCACCAGCAAGTACGTTATTCTGAAATGGCATTGCTTTGACTACCTTACCTTACGTTACTTGACATCATAAGTTACTACTGCATGAACCGCAGTAGAAGTATATACGATATAGTCCAACCGATCTACAGCAGAAGCCGTAGTTGTAAGAGTTGGAGCTTCACCATTGGCAAACTTCCAGTTGCTTCCAAATGACAGGGTCTTGCTTCCCGAAACATTCTGTTCAATAAAGATAGAACCAGTCTGTCCAGCAGCACAGTTGGATGGATTCTCGAATGTACGATTACCTACTAGCTGGATTGCGAAGTTCTGGGCAGTATTAAAATCGATTGCAATGCTTGTGGATACATCAGTCAGGCTGACGATATGTGCCCTAGCCGACTTCGTGATCTCTAGCTGCTTGATTGGAATACTTGTTCCAAAACCAACATTACCAGAAGCATCAATATTGATTCGATCTACACCACTTGTAGCAATTGCAATGGATGTCGTAGCAGATACTCTCGGTGTCGTGATATTGGTAGAAAATGTACCAGTAGCAAACTTTGCGTCAACGCCACTGACGGCACTTACTACCGTTAGCTGGTTTACCGTAAAGGCACTGATCGATAATGGGAAATCAATCTGATGGATGTTCGTGCCATCGCAAGCAACGAAGATATTCTGCTTTGGAACAGTGTAGCTTGAACCACTAGCAGTCTTCATGTAGACATCAAAACTGCCAGTAGCTCCATTCTTCAGGAAGTACGTCTTCTCATGTGAAGGAATGGTGATGGTGACGTTTGCCGTCAGTGTACCAGCAAACTCAAGCGAAGCATTTCGAGACTGGTCAACCGAACCATTGTTCTCCGATAGAGTTACACCAGTAGAACTGACAGAAACAACAACATAGCCAGCAACAGCCTCATCGATAAGATCAATGACATTCTGGTTGAGGATATCACCCCAAGAGTTTGGGTTCTCTCCATCACCCTGCTTTTCAAATCGCAGTCTTGTCGTGTATGTACTTGCCATGTTTCTTGCGTCCCTCTATAGAGTAGGTATTCCTTACCGTACATCCAATGTAGCCACTGCATGAATGGCTGTGGATGTGAATACAATGTAGTCGATGCGGTCTACGGCAGAAGCTGTTGTTGTAAGCGTTGGAGCAGTAGCGGCTGCAAACTTCCAGTTACTTCCAAATGAAAGCGTCTTGCCACCAGATACGTTCTGCATGATGAACAGGGATCCGGTTTGTCCTGCAACGCAATTTGATGGATTCTCCAATGTTCTATTGCCAGTAAGCATGACTGCAAAGTTCTGTGAAGCATTGAAGTCTACAGCAATGGATGTTCCATCTGTAAGGCTTACAATGGTTGCAATAGCTGCACCAGAAACTGCAATCTTCTTGCCCAAGTTTCCAGTACCAAAAGCTGCGGCACTAACACTTACTATACCAGAAAATGTACCAGTAGCCGCTATGACAAAGCCAGTACCACTTACATTTACAGCCGTCGTTGCATTTGTAGCTGAAGTCGCAAATACAGCACTTACTGCATTAGTAGCATTTGTGGCACTTGTGGCAAATACAGCAGAGGTTGCATTTACAGCATTTGTTGCATTTGTGGCGCTAGAAGCAAATACTGCTGATGTTGCATTAGTGGCATTCAGTGCTGTAGTAGCATTTGTGGCTGAAGCCGCAAATACTGCTGATGTTGCATTAGTGGCATTGACTGCATTTGTTGCGTTTGTCGCACTTGCTGCAAATACCGCTGATGTGGCATTTACTGCATTGGTGGCATTCGTGGCACTAGAGGCAAATACTGCCGATGTTGCATTGGTAGCATTAACTGCATTTGTAGCGTTTGTGGCACTAGAGGCAAATACAGCGGAAGTAGCATTAGTGGCGTTGACTGCATTTGTTGCATTTGTAGCTGATGCTGCAAATACTGCTGATGTAGCGTTGACTGCGTTTGTGGCATTTGTTGCCGATGTGGCAAACACTGCGCTTACTGCATTGGTAGCATTTGTTGCACTTGCTGCAAATACAGCAGAAGTGGAATTTTCAGCATTGGTAGCGTTTGTTGCACTAGACGCAAAGACTGCTGAGGTAGCATTCTCTGCATTCGTGGCATTGGTAGCACTAGCTGCAAAGATTGCACTGACATTTGTCAGGCCAGCACCACCACCAACAAAGTTGGTTGCGCTAATGATGCCATTGACTGTTGCTGCACTGACTACCGTAAGGACATTGACTGTGTATGCTGAGACGGATACAGGAGCAGTTGGAAGATTTGTAAGATTTGAACCATCTCCATAGAATGAAAAGGCACTTACATTGCCACTGAAAACTGCATTGGTTCCACTTACTTTTCCAACTACATTAATAGAACTTACCGAAGCCTTCTGGCTAACAATAAGCTGGTTTCCAATTAATGTGCTTACACTTACATTTACAAGATTAAGAATACTTACGGTAATCTCTGTAGCATTAAGTGAAGAAACTGTAATGCTTGTAGCATAAAGATGATTTACGCTTACATCTCCTAAAACTTCAAGAGCGCCACTTACAAGAACATCACCCTTTATACTTACATTTGAACTGACAAGAACATTATCAGCAACAAATTCTGATGTGCGTACTGTGGCAATGGATACAGATACTGGAGTAGAGGCACTTACAATTTGACCCTTTGCATTTACTGCAAAATTAGATACTGGACCATAACTTCCAGAAACAACGGCTGTAGAGTCCAGCTCAACAGTAGGATTACCAGCCACACCATTTGCATTTGTTACCGATAGACCAGTACCTACTGCAATGGATCTTCCCAATGGAGTTCCACCAGTCATGGCTACCAGACCGGTTACACCACTTAGATCCGTAATAGCGTTAAGAGCAGAAGCAGTAGCAGTAAGAGTAGCGCTATTTAGCTGGAAAGTACCATTGATGTTGACTGCGCTATTGCTTAGCTGTAGAGCGGAATTGGTACCTTCTCCATCTGAGACAGTACGAAGAGTGCCATCAACACCACCATTGTTGTTGCTGACCTGAAGGAGATCCTTGTATGTATTGGCAATCGTCTTGCCGGTAAGAGTAGCCATTTCTGCTCCTTAAGCCTTATACCAAATTCCAATATTGAGTTTCGTCTTCCCAGTCAATGCCAGCATTGTTCCAGACGATATTACGGTCGTTGTTCAGTGGTGGTCTTGGGTTACGAATAAACTCGTCATCTCTTACATTTGGAGACCTGTTCTGAGGATGGTTCTTGAGATCATACTGGCCTTCATAGTCTTGCGGACAAACCATCAAGCCATAGCTATTCCGCTTCAGTTCACGATATGGGTACTGAAACCCACATGTGTCGCAGATACCTAAAGCTATTTTGGTAGTAGCCATTTTTGTATTTTACATCAAGTTCAACTTAGGTACAATACGAAGACTTGCTCTTTCTCTATCCTCATCCATAGCTCTAGCAAGACGCTCTTCATATTCCTGCTTTATGAACATGATGCGATTGCCGTCGATACCAGCTCGCTTCATGGACATGAAATAGGCTAGTCCAGCAGTTATGCATGGCAGAAAGCGTCTAGATACATCAGCAATCTGGCCAGCAGACTTGTTCACATCCTGAAGATACTTGATCTTCTCGATTTTAAGAGAATAGTCGTTGCTATCCGGAATAGGCCATAAATAGAGTTCTAAATTGGCCCTGCCTCTACGAATTGCGTACTGGGTAGGACGACCTGTCTGGCTCTTGCGTGGAATCTTCAAGTACTCTTCCATAGACAGACGATCAAGCTGAATATCCGTAGTGCTAAGATTGACCACGACCTCCATCGCATCAACCATGTTGGATGAAAGAGAATACGCAGTTACGGATGTCGATACATCAACTACGGTAGTATTTGTGGACCACAGAAGGATGCCCCTGTTCTGCCAGTCCTGAAGAAGAAGATTGATGGAGCGACGGGCAGACTTTGGATCATTACCCAACGTCTGCTCGCCGCCAATCATTTCCAAAGCCTCTTGGATAACTTCATCAATGTCCATGCTGAAGTTATATGTCCCGCTAGTTGACATGACTTTGGAGTCTCCCCTTGTACTCTATTATGATGTTACCTTATAACGTCTTAGCCTTTGCTGCGCTTGCGACCGGCAGCAGCCATCTTCTGCATCTTCTCAGCACCATACTTCTTGCGACCAATTGCCGCTGCTACTGCTGCTGGATTCTTTACATCGCCTCTAGCTGCAATGCTCTTAGTGAGCTTTGCAAATCGTTCACCAGAACCAAGCTTTGGCATCTTCTTATTCTTACCCATTGGCATTGTAATCTGTCTCCCTATGCTTGATCTTGAAATAGCCATTTATCGCTTGATGCCTCTGACGTACTGCTGTGACTTAGGAGGCATCTTCTTTGAGCCAGTAGGACCAGCCCAATACTGCTTGTTTGCCCAGTAGGCTGCGCTCTGAGGACCCTTTGCAATATTACTTGCATGACGATCCTTGAAGGCCTTACGGGCTTCTGGAGAATAGTTATGTCCCATCTTCTGGTCACCAAAGCGAATAACCTTTACGCCACCAGAAGGAGCACGAACAGCAACTACACCCTTTTTAGTTGGATGCGATGGTGTGTTCTTTGGCTTGTTAAGACCGCTCAGTCCCAGCTTACGTAGCTTGTTCTTTTCTGAATCTGTAAGTGCCATTGTCTTAAAACTTCCTGAATTGCTTTACTTTGCTGGCGATTATCTTTGGCTGCTTCACGAACTGCTTTCCCTTTCGAGTACCAGCCCTCTTTGCTGCCGTAGTGGCTGCATACTCACTTGCAGACAGTGACTTGATTGCCTGTTCCGGCAGGTACCGTTCTCCTGTTTCCTTTGATGGCTTGCCAGACTTTGTACGCCACTTCTGTCTTGTCCAAGCCTTGAGACTTTCTTGCGGGTCCTTGATCATTCCCTTTGCCATAGCCTTGTCTACCTGTATCCTCCACCACGCTTCTTGTATTCCGATGCAAGAAGCTGTGCCTTTCTAGCTGACCATTCTCCCGCATCCCCACCCTTTGTACCAGCCTTAATTCGATTGAATAGCTGCTTTCTCATTGAGGGCTTCGTATAGTTGCCAGCCTCATTTACTCGGGATACATAACCGCCCATCTTCATGACGACCAGATCTCCAGTACGATTCATCTGACGCTTCATTTCCCTTACTGATGTCTTGCCAACCTTACGAATCACACGCTGTGCAGCAAGCCTTTCTTCCATAGGAAGATTTTCGTTGTCACGAGTATTGATTGCTTCACGAAGATTTGCTCGACCAGTAACTAGCGAAGGCAAACCACCCTCTGCCAGTTTCTTTGCGCTTGCAGACCGAAGAGCGATGGCCACAGCTTGCTTCTGTGGCCTGCCCTCTTTTACCAGCATTCGAATATTGCTGCTGATAACCTTGTCTGACTTACCTTTTTTTATAGGCATCTTGAATTACTTTCTACCCTTTTTCATCACAGCACCACCACCACGCATTGCGGCTCCACAACCCCTGCCGATCTTGCCGCCAGACTTAAAATCACCTGTCGATTCAAACGCCTTGTCTTTCTTCATGCGTTCTTCATCAGTCAGTTCTTCTACAAGCCTTGCAGCCCTCTGAGTTTCAGTAATGGGAGAAAGATCGTAAGTCTCGGATGCTAGAGGTTTTTCTCTTTTTGGAGCGGCTCTAGATGAAAGAAACTTTTCATACTTTGTAGTATCTTCCCCCTTTAGACGTGTATTATAGGTTCCCCTTTTACCACTAGCAGTGGTAAACTCAAAGGTCCTGTCCCCTCTTGCACGAGCCTCTGCAAATGCACGTTCAAATTCAGAACGAGGTTTACGTTGACTAGCCATTTTAACTTACATCCTTCCCTTACGCATTACGGCACCACCGCCACGAATTGCTGCGCCGCAGCCCCTGCCAATCTTACCACCCATAGCCTTCTTGACTACCGGCTTGCGAGGAGCAGGTGGAGGAGGTGGAGGTGGCGGAATGGGATCTTCCTTTACAACACTACCACCAATGCCAGAAGTGACATCCGATGAATACGGATCGTCCTTCATTGTGGTAGTTGGTTTTCTGGTCTTTGACATTTTATTAGTACATCCTTTCCTTACGCATTACGGCACCACCGCCACGAATTGCTGCGCCGCAGCCTCTGCCAACCTTGCCACCCATAGCCTTCTTTGTAGCTGAACCCTTCGTGGCCTTTGTACGAGTATACTCCTCAAGTACATCCATCTCATCTGGCGTAAGGTCTACCTTGTACATTTCGTTTGGATCCATCGACTGACGACGAGATTCATCGTCGCTCTTAATCTTTTCACGAACCTTCTTAGCCACTTCATAACCACCAGCAGTGGCACCAGCACCAGCAGCGGCGCCCTTTGCCTTGCCCATTGCATATTCCTTAGTCTCACGAAGAGCAGGGGCAATCCGCTTTTCGCCAGCAGTCCTGTTAGACAGCAGCAGATTCAGTGTTTTCCTTAGACCAGCCATTTGAACTTTCTCCCTTTATATCAGTTTGAGTTTGGAACCAGTGTATTGTCGCCACCAGCAGGGCTGGCAGGGACCTGCATGTCGTCTCTTCTTGTCCTACGGGCTTGGTTACGCTGAAGCTCAAGAAGCTGCTTGTACTTGCCTTCAAATACCTGCATCGTTACATAGTCCTTCTGAAACATCAGGGCTTCGACCATGCTACCGTAGAACAGAAGGTCATAGCAGTACTCGCTGAAATAGTTGCTGTCTGCTGCTGAACTTAGCGTAACCGGTCGCGAGATGTGTACAATCTCTCCATCGTAGGTAGAAGCGGCAGTTGGAGCAATGAGAACATTTGTATTAGTACGTGGAGCATAGTATTTGGGTTCTCCAACAGAAGCTGATACCGGCCAATAGTCATTGATGAATTCGTCGGTACGAAGAAGAAGATTAATCTTTGTGCCATCGCTCTTGATATTGAAATTCTTGACTACACGAGTTCCTGTAGGAAGAGTGACAATATTCTTGTTTGCACTTACTGCTACTGACGTATAGGTTACCAGACCGTAGTCATCAAGATCCTTTACAAGCCTCTCCTCAGCCTTGTTGACCATATACGGAATATAGTCAACGAACTCGCTTCCGGTATTCTCCGTAGCATTCAGGATATCATTGACCAGATAAGTATAGGTAGGCATGGCTATCTTTTGCTAAAATCAATTAGCCGTAGAAGATTGCTACAGTAGCTGCTGAAGTAGGAGCCGAAACCTTTACTGGACCATTAACCTTGATACCACCATCTGGTAGAAAAATATCGGTTGCATCTACTGCTGTCGTAAGGGCAAACTTGAAATTATTGCCATTGATATTACCGTATGGATCGGTCGATGTACCGGTAATTAGAAAGGAACCAATGCCAGTGGCAAAGATTCCCCTGATGCGGGTATCTGCAAGAGTTACACTTGAAGTAACATCCAGCACAGCCCCACTACCTACTACATGACCCTGTCTAATGTTAGTGGACATTTGAGTCTTATCCTTCTTGATTTGCTAGCGTATGCAAGGATTGAAAGTCCTTACATTATACCATCTGTATTTGCAAAGACCAAATACAGAAGGGCGGGATAGAAAGAAGAAATTCCTCCTTCCATCCCGCCCCCTTTATGCCCTCATATGGAGCCTTTCTGAATCAACCCTTTTGAATATTAGCTTGAACCAGAAGCACCATAGAAGCCTCGCCAATCAGACCAGCCGAACGAATAACGCTCGCGAGCCTTGAAGCGAAGGTTACCCGTGTCGAAGTCTGGCTCCATCTTCGTAGCAAGAGGAGCACGGACGAACATCTTCGCGCCATTGGGGCAGTCGGTACGAATGAAGTAGGCATTCGTATCCGTGAACCTATGGTTGACGAAGTAGCCCTTTGGCATTGCCGAAATACGACGAATCGCATTTACGTCATTGACATTGGTTACGCCAGTCGTGCTGTTCGTGACCGTAGTCGTGCTCAGAGTGCTGTTGAGGATCTTGTCTGCCGTGTAGATGAGATCCGGTGGAATGTGGAGCGACTGGGCCTGTAGGCCGATAAGGATACCACGATCATCCTTTGCCTTTGCAATCGTGATCAGAGCGGTCTCAAGACCTGACTCCGAAAGATCGACTGCGCCGAGCGTGTTTGACTGGTTGCCACCACCGACTACTGGATGCAAAGCACTGAAGAGTGCTGCATTATCGCCACCAAGATAGGATGTGCTGAAGCCGTTGTTGAAAACGTCGGCAGCCTTGACCTGCTTGGTGTTAGCCATTGCACGAGCAAGTGCGCGGGCACGAAGCTTCGCGAACGTGTCGTACAGGTTGTCTTCCATTGCCTCTTCAGTTACGGCAAAGGCCAGAGCAACGGTCTCGTTAGTATAACGAGCTACATAGCTCTCCTGTGCAGAGTCATACTGGACTGCTGCGCCTTCACCCTTCGTTGGAGCGGCACCAAAGCCCGTGAAGAGAACTTCCTCTTCAAAGGCACGGTCTGAGTTCTCGACGGCATAGAGAACGGCATGCTCGTTATCTACGTCCTTGTACTCCATACCGAAGACTGCATTTAGCCCGGGAAGAAGCTCTTTCGCAATACTAGCGCGATTAATAGCCATGTTTACTTACTCCTTCCTTTCATTAGATCGTTGAAGAGGTTACTGCACCAACGCTGGCTACGACCGCAATGAAGTGGTCAGCGTTCTGTGCAATACGAACCTCAACAACAGGGAATGCACGCTCGGCTGCGACGTTAATATCGTTGCCATCGATCTGCCAAACGGCAACTGGGCGAAGCATTGCTGCGCCAGTCGTGCGAGTGGAAGCCTTGATGCCGAAGCCTGACTTGCCCGTTACAGTTGAACCAGCACCGAGAGTTACCCCGAAGTTCTGGCTGTTGATGTCACCAATGGACATCGATGCATCTGCCTGAATCAGGTAGGTTGCATTGACATTGTCCATTACCTGTGCATAGATCTCTGATGCAGAGGTATTAGCGGGCCAGTAACGGCTCCACTTTGGTTCGCCATCCTGAACATAACGGCAACCTTGGAAAACGCCACGGGCGAAATCCTCGGTCGAGGTGATTACCTGTACATACCCGCTCACGACCTTTACGATATCACCTGTAAAGATGTTGGAAGCATATGCCGAAGCGATTGGATACTCATTTGCACCAGTTGTATTGGCAGCGGCACCAGCAATGCGTGAAGGAGTAAGACCGGATAGTGTCTTTGCAGTAGACATTTTGTACACTTTCCTTTCTTATCTGATAGACATTGACAAATGCAAAACCTACTTAACCGCCAGATTGAGGTCAATCTTGGAAAGATGCCGACTTTCCACGGCTTACATTGGTCTTGCTTGCATTAGAAATAGGCATTCGGCTGTCAGATGAGTTCATCAACTGTGAATTTACGGCCTGTACCATCTCTCTACTGCGGTTTTCATAGAACTCCTGACGAGATTCGGCAAGCTCTGTAGGCATTTTAGCCAGAGCAAGGTCTCCACGACAGACTGCACCTGAATATCGTCCACCCTCTCTCACGATAGAGGAAGAAATCATCTCGGGAACCTCTTCTGCGGTCACAAACTCCCACCCTTCAGCCTGTCGCTTACCGATATTCTGGTAATCCTCGACATTCTTGAGGCTGATTCGTACCCAACGAAGGCTGTTGCCACCGTTTGCAAACCTTTCCTTGACGGAATCCGGAATGTGTAGCCAGTTGGGCTCTTCGAACTGGAGCTTTCGCTTCGAGTTTTCCCGAGTATTGCTTGAACGTGAGTTGATTTCTCGTGTTGTCATATGTATATATTTCCTTCCACGCCGCTTTGTTTATTGTACCAGAGTATATTCGCCGTTGGCCTGCTCGGCCTTCAGCTTTTCCGCTGCATACACTTCAAGTGGAATACCCCACTTCTGGGCTAGTCGAACATCCTCCTGAGTCAGTCTGACCTTGTTGCTGTTGCCCTTGGAAGTCTGAGAGGCTCGTGGTGTGCGTGACGCACCAGCGACCACCTGAGAAGGTTTTGGCGCTACCTTCGGAGCGATTTCTTCCTGTTCACCCTCATCGCTATCGACTGCCTTCTGGCCTCCAAAGCGATGCGGAAACTGTTCCTTTAGTCTCTGGTCAACTTCCGAGTAGTACTCGTCGTCGGAAGGATCAAAACCCTCTTCCTTTAGCTGTGCATCAATCGACAGTGCAGCATTGGTCATGATCTGGTCCTTGCCAAACCACTCGTTTTTAGATGCCCACTGAATGGCCTTTGGATCGTACTTTGGCTGTGCTGATGACGCCTGCTGCTGTTGCTTCTGTCTTTCCTGTTGCTGCCTCAGAGTCTCATCATAGTCCTCCAAAGCCTTCTTTCGCTGTGCCAGAAGAGTGTTCTCAGAGTAAGCTGCACTCATTTCCTCCTGAGCACGAAGCATTCCATCCGTATCTGAATTCTCTGCTGCTCTTTTGAATAGCTCCTTTGCAGATGAGATGCGAGCCTTTAGCTGGCTTTCGGTTGTGTCAATCGTCGTCTTGATAGACGATGCAAGTTCCTTGTCGCGATTCTGCGAATATACCCTTAGTGACTGAACCTCTTCACGAAGCTTTTCGATCTGCTCATCACGTTCCTTACGTTGCTTGATAAGTTGGCGAATACGCTTCTGAGCGCCACGAGTCTCAATGCCATCCAGTTCTTTAGGCAGCTCTTCATTTGAGGTTTCTGTTGCCTTTCTGCCGCCTTCGGAATCTTCAAGATTGCTTGATGGCTGAACGACCGAAGACTTCTTTTCAGGCGAAACAACTTCCTTTTCCGTTGCATTCGATGTTGCCGAAGCCTTCTGCTGGTCTGCTGGTTCGATTTCAAACTCTACCTTTGTAGCACCGTTTCCCTGATTCAAATCAACGGTAGACCAACCAGTATCGATCTTGTTTGCTCCCTCTGATGGAGAACGTTCTGTTACCTGCATTTTATTCCCTTTTATCGCTAGTTACGAAACTAACGGTTACGTTGAAAGGACTTGTATGTTAGCACAGCATATTTGTGTATACAAATTAATTGGAAAGATTGTATGTAGTATCAAGATCCTTTGGATTGTCGATTCTCATGATGACCTGATCGTCATAGATCAAGAGAAGCTTTACACCCTTAAACACGAACTTCTGGCCAGTAAGCTTGGCATAGCAGACATAGTCACCAACCTTGCACCAAGGACCATTGGGAAACTTGTCCTTGTCATTATAGGCCATGTCACCAACCTTCAGAACCTTGCCTACAGTAGTCAGATAGGCTACGTCATCCTTGACCTTGTCTGGCAGAAATACACCACCCTTTGTCTTTGCCCTGATCGATACTGGACGAACAACGACATGATATGCTGGTAGATGTGGAAGATCCTTTACTGCCAGCTTTACATCCTCATCGCTGATCCACTCATCGTTGGCGATGGACTTATCCATCTGAACCTGAAACATTCAACTCGCTCCCTTTATTCTTGTTATTCTTGTTTTCCATTTTAATCGTCTTCATCGCTGTGAAGACGGGCCTTGAGAATGTCGTGCAGGATCTGCTTGGCACTTTCAATACCTTCGATCCTGCCAACTATTTCTCGATAGAAAGCATAATCCGAAGCTTGTCCGGAGACAAGAACTTTGGTCAGCTTGTCAATCTCCCTATTGAGGGAGACTG